GCCTAATAGCATCGCGGAAACCGGTATGTGGTCGGACTATGAGTATTCGGTCGTTCGCAAGAAGTTGAGCAACAAGTCGGCCATCATCACCTCGCCACGCGAGTTGGTTGCGCTGTTCCGTGAGTTCGCGGATACGGAGATGTCTGAGGCTCTGTTCGTTGTCGCCGTTGGCGGTCGCAACAACCTGCTTGGGATTCATCGTATCTACTCTGGTACTGCGACCGGAACTTCGGTGCGGATTGGTGAACTGCTCCGCTCCGCGCTGATGATGGGGGCGGTCGGGTTCGCGCTCGTTCACAATCACCCTTCGGGTGAGTGCGACGCGTCTGATGAGGACATTAGGCTCACGGCTGATGTGGCGAAGGCCGCAACGCTGCTTGATGTTCAGTTCCTAGACCATCTGGTCGTCGGGGCGAACGGCGCGTTCACGAGTATCCGTTCACAGAAGCCGAGTATGTTTGAGGACAGCAGCACCCTGAACTAACTACGATTCGTAGGGGGGTGTCCTCCCCCCCGCGAGTCCTATCCCCCCGGTGGAGTCCTCCCACCGGGGGCTTCTTTTTGTAGCTCGATAACATTGTCGTGGCCGTATACACGCGCGCCGGCCTCCCCCACACCCCCTCGCAATAGTTAAGAAACCTTATAACTCTCTTATCCTTGCCTTACTTGACGGCATGATACGGCTGTGAGAAACTCCTTATGTCGGGAGAGATCCTAGGAGACGTTACCGACTAGGTGAGAGTGTTAGGAACAAAGCACGCAGCCGAATAAATGCGAAGTGGTTCAGGCGAGTGATGGGCTCTAATCGCTGCTGTAAATGCGGGAGAGCAAGATTGTAAGTGGAAGCCGGAAGGTTTAGGCCAATACCGGCGGAAGCGAATAGTCTACTGAAACTTTTGGGGGCGACGGCTCCCGAAGGTTTCAGGACATAAGGCCGGTGAGCTACCGGTCTGGGAGTCAGGCCTTCGGGCTTGACTCCCTTACTCTTTGGGTGTACTCTCGTATTCCGTTCCGGGTAGAGGCCGGATAGTTGGTAGATAGACAAACTACCCGCGACGATAAGGTCTGACTCTTGGGCTCCTAACCAGAGAAGGTAGAGTCAGCAGCAACTAGGAGAGATTCGATGTTGCCTCTGCTGTCCATAGTGGTAAGGCAGGGATAAGCGTCAGTAGCGCGAAAGCTGGGGGGTCGGCCAGATGTGGTGTCCGGCCGGCTCCCCTTCATACTTGACGGCGTGTAATCCGTCGTTTAGGATTCGAGGTGCCGGTGATTGCCGGTGTAAAGGAAGGAGAGGACAGATGGACTTGTTTGAGATTCCGGTTGGTGAGCCACAGGAAAGCACCTGCGCGTGCCGTTGTGGTTGTGAGGTTCCGTTGTCCGGTGGTACTTGCGTTGATTGCGGCGAGGGTACGCACCAGAACAACAACGGCCTTGATGAGTTCCGCACTTGCGACAATGCGAACCGGTGGCCTGAGTGGTCGCACGCAGGAGTGAAGGCGCGGCCTTTCCGCTATGGGTGGAACGGCTATGAGAACGCCTATGAGGAGTCGGTGGATTTGTGCGACGAGTGCTTTGTCGCGTGGCAGGAAGTCGGGTGGAACTAATGAGCAGGAACGACGCGGCCTTCTTTACGCCGTATCACGATTGCGACCCGGTGTGGTTCTCCGACGATAAGAGCGTGGTCATTTACCGCAACGGCGAGATGAGGATTCACCTTACCGAGCCAGACGGCAGCACGAGCGTTCTCCGGTATACGAACGACCTTGACGCGAAGGGGCTTGATACTGACGAGAAGCTCGCTGACGCTGAGAAGTCCGGCGCGATTGAGTTCCACAATAATCCGTGGTTCGAGGTCGTCTATCACGACAACGAGGAAGGCGAGGTCTTTATTGACTTTGAGGAAGCCAAGCAGTACGCTCGCAGAGTAGCCGATGAGTATGCGGCTCATAAGGAAGGAGTATCAGGTGAGTAGGAACGCTTGCGTTTGGTGCGGAACTGAGGTTGAGGACGAACGACAGGGTGAGTCAGCCTTGTGCGTAGAGTGCTTTATGGATTCTCAGGTATCCGCTATTGAGGAGCTTGGAGTAGAGGAGATGAGGGGCAATGACGCTAGTTGATTGGCCGTACAGCGAAACTGATGTGTTGGACTTCGCGCACGCCCTTGTGCGCGGCGGATTCCGGTGGCAGGACGATAGTGAGGATAGGCTACACGCCATCATTGACCTCATTGACGAGGCCTATAAATGGAAGCCGGAGATTGACGCGTGGGTGGCCGCCGGTCGCCCTGAGTCGTTCGATGTGTCGGACTTGACGACCGATGAATCTGGGGCTATTGTTCTCTCGTGCCGGTGATTACCGGTAGAGGAAGGAAGGAGTAAACGATGAGCCGTGATGTAAACGAAGTTCTGGCGGTTCCGTTCAGCAAGTTCTATGTCGCCGTAGCTCGGAAGGTTGAGGCCAAGTGCGGCCTTACGCCGGACGACCTGCCTGATGTGGACTTCCGGGGCTTCTACCCCGGAGAGCGCGCGACCTTTGGCGACTACCGCAATGCGATTGCCGAGTGCGCGCTAGCGGTTCTTGATGAGGCCGGCTACCCGTTCAGCGATGAGGACTTTGACTGATGGACATTGGAACAATCCGAAGCCTTAGGACGAAGCGCGAGTATCTCCGCGATACCGAAGCGTGGCACCGAAAGCAGCGACGAGCGCAGCTGCTCCGGTTTGTAGTCTGGGGCTCGGCACTTGCGGTGTTTGCGTTCTTGGTGTTAGACTGATGTTGCGGGGGGCGTGTGGCCTTCCGGTCAAAGATAGGAGTGATGAAATGGCACTAGAAGGAACTGAGGCCTACGAGATGAGCGAGGCCGGATACTTGCGCATTGACCTTGACGATTCGTCGTGGGTTGCTGTGATGAGTGAGGACAATGTGAACTTCGGCGGTACGCTCTGGCAGCGTGCTGATGACGGCTACGACTACTCCGCCGGTTGTACGGCAGGGTATCCGGTGCTAGGCCGACACGAGGACGCCGACGCTATCGCGCGTCGCTTGGCCGACTTCATCTTGATGGAGAACGGAGAGGAAGGCCGTTTCGTCCGCCCCGAATAATACGCCGGTGATCCTTTCCACCGGTCTATCACCCCGCCGGCTCATCACCGGCGGGGTATTTTTTTAGGCCTACTATCACGGGCGCAATGCCCCCCATACCCCCCAGCTCGCCGGTCGCGTACCGGTCGCTCGCTGGTCGAGGTGTGCCGGATTTGACGCGGCCTCTCCGGTGGGTGTAATCTCTTGGTGTCGGGGCTTCCCGATGAGTAAGGAAGGAGAGCGCAGATGTTCGCATTTGTAGCAAAGGTGGACGAGTCCGGCTCGTGGATTGAGCGGATTTCTTGGAAGGACGAGGCCGGCCTCGGCGAGATGTACCGCACGATTGGGTGCGACCTTGTAGAGCGTGCCGGTGTCGGCGAGCTTGTCGGTGTTCCGGTGATTCTCTGGGTTGATGAGGAAGGCCTGCTGAAGCCGGCACCTCTGATGAATCTGGCAGCGTGCGACCTGCTCGCTGAGGCAACGGATAGCGCGCCGGCGTATCTGTTCGGCGGTGGTCTTGTTGGTTTCGCGCTACTACTGCGCGATACCGGCAACGACTCGCGGGGCTTCACGAGCGACGAGGCCGACGCAATCTCCGCCGCTCTGGTGGCGGGTGGGTACACAATCCGGGAATCGGTCGCTTGATTTGACGGACTCCGGCGGGTGGGTGTAATCTCTACCCGCCGGACTTCCGGTAGAGCTTGGAAGGAGTAGATGATGAACTACACCGAAGCACTAGCAGCAGCGGCGAAGGCCGCAGGTAAGATTACGACTCTGACCGCGTGGAGCGATTGGACAACGCCGCGCACTTTGGAGCGTCGTGAGGAAGGCGCAGCAGGGCGACAGGCCGAACACCGCGCCATTGGTCGCGTGAAGGTTTCCGGTGAAGCTCGGTATGACGAGAAGGGGCGCGTGTCGTTCCTATTCACGGCAAGCGGCACACTCGACCGGACACAGAATCCTCTGGGAATCGGTCAGAACAAGAAGGGCGAGCCGACGCTCTCGCTGATTATCGGCGCACCCACGGAGTACGGCTACACTACGGCCTGTCCGAACGCGGGGAAGCTCGGTACTGCTTGCGAGAAGCGGAAGCCGTTCCACGCGCACCGGAGCGTGAATCTCACGCGCCTCGTGTCGTGGGTCATCGCGGGTGAGGAACAAGTCGAGGGCTAGCAGCTCGCGTTATCTCCGAGGCCGTCGCTCCCATCTGTGCGGGAGTGGCGGCCTCTCCATTTTTTCAGCCGGCCTATTACTAGGTCATTATTCCCCCCATACCCCCCTGTTTTT